CAATCCGTGTTCGTTATACATCGCTACCGATTGTCGATCATATCTCGACTTGCTATGCTTAACCTACTTGTATAGGATGTTAGCCATGAGCAATACTGATAAACAACTACTAACTACACAGTCTGGTAAGCAAGTCGAACTGACTGATCAACAGGCTGATTTACTTGATCTATGCTTAACCACTACTTGGACGAAAGCGCAGATCGCCGAACACATGGGAACGAATGTGACATGGGTTTATCAAACGCTGAGAAAACAACACGTTATCGAGGCGATGAATAAGGCGATCTCAGAGAGTATGACGTTTGCTGCGGCTGAAGCCTTCTCGAAGGTGCGTGAACTTACGCAGCACAAATCGGGTTATGTAGCGCCTGAGGCCAGTAAGGACATACTTGATCGCGCAGGGTTTAAGCCTGTTGATCGTTCTCAGGTGGCGATCGGTGGTGACATATCCATCAATATTGACTTGGGGGGGTAAAAATTGGCGTTAGTGATCACGTGATTCACCCCTACTCATGTGATATCTTCTCAAGCTCATTGACAACCAGAGGGCATACAGATGGATTCAGCGGAGATTAAGAAGCGTTTGCGAGAGTTTGTTAATCGTATTACGGTTGATTACGAGGACTTTAATCACCTTGGTCAGTTCAGCAGGAAGTTGGACGAGGCTGAAAAAATTTTAGAGTATATGGAAGCGAAGTTTGAGTTACGCATGGAGAAGCGTAAGTCAGATTTACCTGAGCAGAAGGTTGTTGCTAAACCTGCTAAGAAAAAAGTTTCCAAGAAAAAGGTTGATTCTGATCCTGTTGTTGATACTGATGTGGAGTCAGATGATGCCTAATTACTTAAAGGATCATGCGGCGTTAGCTCGATACGTTGAGTATGTAGAGAGCAGTGGTAAGCCGAATGTGGTCAGTTACTCTGGTGCGATTGGTTTGATGGGAATTAAGCCGATGACAGCGGCGGGGCCGGGAACGGGTGTTACGCCTCTGCGTCCGAGTGAGTTATATGATCCGGATAAGAACCGCCGTTTTGGTGAACAATATCTGGCAAAGATGCTGAATCAGTTTAAGGGTAATGTTGAGCATGCGATCCTAGCGTATTCCATGGGGCCGGGTGCGACGCAGAAGTGGATTCGGTCTGGCGCGGATAAGTCGAAGTTGCCGCCTGATAAGTTGAATTACGTTGAGGGATGGAGTGGTCGTGGGCCACACGTAATCCCGCGCGACTGGAAGCGGTATCACGAAGGAAAGCGTTCACCTGCTAAACCTAATCCTGAAGCGCAAGCTGAGATCAATAGTCTGTATTCACAAGGCCCGACTGATGGTAGCCGCGCGATGAATGAAGCTGTAACCCGTGAGCAAGCATGGAGTAAGGCCAATGAGTTTCTTGACAAATCTAAGCCCTGATGAATTGCGCGCTTTGCGTGAAGTAGCGAAGCGAGTGTTTCTTCAGTACAACCCGCCTGAGTTTTATACGGATCGGGAAGCTGACAAGATCATTGAGGCGATGGGGCCTGAAGTTATGGAGCAGCGGTTGCGCCACTTGATTGATACCAAGGTCATGAAGGGCAAGACCAGTGTTCAAGTTTGATTACAAGCCGAGCGGGGAAACCGTTAGGCAGTTCATGATTGATGACCATTTCTTCCGTGGGCTACGTGGGCCTGTCGGTTCTGGTAAGTCGGTTGCCTGTTGTGTGGAGATTTTCCGTAGGGCGGCAGCGCAGAAACCGGGCAAGGATGGCAAGCGCAAATCGCGTTGGGCGGTTGTGCGGAACACCAACCCCCAGTTGAAAACCACTACAATCAAGACTTGGATTGACTGGTTTCCCGAAGATGTATTTGGACGGTTTGGGTGGTCGGTGCCGTACAATCACCAGATTAAGGTCGGCGACATTGAACTGGAAGTCTTGTTTCTTGCCCTCGACCGTGAAGAAGATGTGCGGAAATTGCTATCCCTAGACCTCACGGGTGTCTGGGTGAATGAGGCACGGGAAGTCAGTAAATCCATCATTGATGCTTGCACCATGCGTGTCGGTCGTTTCCCTTCGATTAAGGATGGCGGGCCGACGTGGTATGGCGTGATCTGTGATACCAACGCGCCGGACGATGATCATTGGTGGCCTATTATGGCAGGTGAAGCGCCGATGCCAGATAACGTGCCGCGCGAAGAAGCCCTGATGTTGGTCAAGCCTGATGACTGGGTTTTCTATAATCAGCCGCCCGGAATGACGGAAATTAAGGATGGTGATGGCAATGTCACCAAGTACATCAATAACCGGATGGCAGAGAACTACAATAATCTGCCGGGCGATTACTACAAGAAGATCATTACCGGTAAGACCAAATCGTGGATTGATGTTTACGTGCTGAACAAATTAGGTACGATTGAGTCTGGCAAGGCAATCTATCCTATGTTCTCAGAGCAAGTACACATATCGAAAGAACACATTGAGCCGCGCGTTGATCTGCCGGTGTATATTGGAATTGACTTTGGTTTAACTCCGGCAGCCGCGTTTGGTCAACGCTTGCCTAATGGTACATGGGTGGTATTCCATGAGGTCGTCACACGTGACATGGGCGCTGTTAGATTCTCTGAATTGCTTAGACATGAAATCCAAATCCAATGCCCGTCGCAAGAACTGCACATCTACGGCGACCCCGCCGGTGACTTTAGAGCGCAGACCGATGAAGTTACGCCGTTTCAAATCCTACGAGCCAATGGAATTAAGGCGTATCCGGCGCCAAGTAACGATCCAGTTCTGCGAATTGAGGCAGTCCAAGCACCATTGGGACGTATGGTTGACGGTCGAGCCGGATTTGTAATCAACGAATCCTGCAAAACTTTGGTCAAAGGTTTCCGTGGTGGCTATAACTATCGCCGTGTTGCAGTGGGTGGCGAGGTTCGCTACGAAGAAAAGCCGACAAAGAACAAATACTCACACGTACATGATGCGTTGCAGTACCTATTTATTGGTGCGGGCGAAGGTCGCGCACTGACAACTAACGCCAACAAGCCTTCGCAAGTGGCTAATGGACGGAAAGGATGGAATATCTGGGATCAAAGGGCAGGGTTCGGAAAACAGAATCAGGGGTGGAACTCGGTCAAACGCCGCAATTCGACTGGCTTATAGTTTTTGTTGAGCCTGATAGACCAATTAAGTGGTGGGATTATTTTTTCCACACAAGACCAGGATTCCGCCATGTATTTGCTTTAGCCTATCAACCCGGCAGTTATCATTGGATGTTTTTTGATTGGACATCAAGTTATTTGCAAATGTGGATATATCATCCGTTAAAAGCCAAAGAAGTCATCGACTGGGCAAAGAATGATTGCAATGCTACGATTGTTAGCTATAGACCAAGGCTTGACAAGAATTCCGTTTTTAATGTACCCGTACTATACTGCACCGAAGCAATCAAGCATTTGCTTGGAATCAGTAAGTTTTTTATCTGGACTCCATGGCAATTGTACAAGTATCTTATGAAAACTGGCGGAGTTGAAATCCATAAAGGAGATTGGTAATGGGCGGCGTTGTAAAAGCAATCACAGGTGGTGGTGGCAAAAAATATAAGCCAACACAAAATGCACCTAAACAAGTAAGTAAAGAAGCGGTATCTGAAGCTAGATCAAGAGCTAAACCTCGCAGAGCAATGAGTCCTGTGCGTTCACTATTGCGTGGTGGCGGTTATAAAGGCTACGGCGAAAACGAAAACTTAGGTGGTTAATATGTTTGATCTTGGTTTATTAATGACAGTTAGCCTTAGTTCTCCTAAAGCGCCCGGCCCTGATCCTGAATTAGAGCGTCAGCGTAAAGAACGCGAAGAAGCGGCTAAGAAAGAAAAGATTGAAATTGCAAAAAAAGAAGCTCGTCAAGCAAGCTATGATGCACAAAAACGTGGTCGCACTATGTTGTCTGGCTACGGTGGTTATGGTTCTAGCGATGGCGGTGGCTTAGGCGGTTAAGTATGGCGGCTCCTGAATACATCATTAAACGGTACGAAAAAGCTAAAGCAGCAAGAACGAATTGGCTTGATGTTTGGCAGGAGTGCTATGAATACAGCTTGCCGTTGCGCGAAGGTTTCTTTATGGAAGCTCCCGCGCAATCACGCATGGATAAAATCTTTGACGAAACAGCAGTTGTTGGTGTGCAAGAATTTGCCTCTCGATTGCAAAACGGCATTGTTCCTAACTATTCAACATGGTTTAGATTGGAGCCGGGGTCAGATGTTCCACGTGAAACGCGCAATGAAGTGCAATCTCAGTTAGATGAGATCACTGAATATGTTGGCGAGGTTATTCATCAGTCAAACTTTTCACAAGAAGTGCATGAATCATTTCTTGATTTAGCTGTTGGCACAGCCAATATGCTGATTGAAGAAGGCGATGAAGTTAATCCGATAAAGTTCCTTTCTGTTCCGTTAAGCCAAGTCATAATTGACAGTGGCCCATTCGATCAGATTGATGGTGTTTTTCGTGAGCGATCAGTTAAAGGTAAAGATGTTTTAACTATTTGGCCTAAAGCTAAATTGTCTGATCAGCTTAAACGTAAAATTGAAACTCATCCTGATTCAGAGGTTCCGTTCATTGATGCTGTATATCGCGATTGGTCTGATAAAACTAAAGAAGTTCATCGGTATTGCGTAATTGACCTAGAGTCAAAAACAGAAATTATCTCTGGTGAATTTAAAGGCGAGGGTTCTCGCCCTTGGGTTAACTTCCGTTGGTCAAAAGCGGCAGGTGAAACCTATGGTCGCGGCCCATTAATGAATGCTTTGCCCGCAATTAAGGTTACTAACCTGACAATGCAGCTTGTGCTAGAGAATGCACAAATGGCTATTGGTGGTATCTGGCAAGCAGAAGATGATGGCGTAATTAATGTTGATACTATTGAGCTAGTACCCGGAACAATTATTCCTAGATCGCCAAACTCAAGAGGTCTTGAGGCAATTAGCTCTCCTGCTAATTTTGATGTATCGCAATTGATTATTCAGAATATGCAGGAAAACATTAAGCGAGCGTTATACAACGTAGACTTAGGTAGGACAGATACTACACCGATGTCAGCAACAGAGGTCGCTGCTCGTCAGGCAAATCTTGCTGAAATCATTGGCTCTGCATACGGCAGACTACAGGCTGAGTTTGTTAATCCAGTTCTCAAGCGTGTTATTTCTATTCTTAAAAAGCAGGGCAAAATTGAAATACCAAGAATTGATGGACGTGAAGTTAAGATTGTTGCAAAGTCGCCGCTTGCTCGTGCGCAGCGCAATCAAGACATCATGCAGCTTACTAACTTCATTGGTCTTATTACTCAAACTATGGGGCCTGAAGCTTCAGCTCAGTTTATTAACCCCGGTGAAACGGTTAAGCAATTGGCTACATGGTATGAAATTCCGCAAAAATTGTTAATTGACGAAACTGCACGTCAGATGGCTGCTAAAGAAGCGCAAGCTCAGCAGATGCAAATGATGATGCAGCAACAGCAACAAGCTCAACCTATGCAGGAAGGAATGTTACCTTGAAAAACATCGATGGCGTTGCAAGGTCAGAAGATGCAGAAAAACAAATCAACGAAGCAATTGGTCTAGCCTTCAAAGGAAAGTCAGGCGAATTTGCGTTGAAGTATCTACGTTCAATATCTATTGAGCGTGTTATGGGGCCAAACTTTGACCCTAATTCTCTTGCCCATTTAGAAGGACAACGATTTATTGTTGGCATAATTGAGCAACGTATTAAGCAAGCACAAAAAGGAGATCAGCCATGACTGACATGACAACTGAATCTGCACCCGAGGTAACGGAAGCAGCAACAACAGAAGCGGTATCTAACGATCCGGTTCCACGTCCGGAATATTTGCCAGAAAAATTCTGGAATGCTGAAACAAATAGCCCAAATATTGAGGGCATGGCGAAGTCGTATAGTGAGCTAGAGCGCAAATTTAGCCAACGCGCATCAGCTTTAAAGGAAGAATTAAAATCTGAGCGTCCAGAAGGTGTTCCTTCATCAATTGACGGTTATGAACTACAGCTTCCTGAAATTCCTAATGTTCCAGAAGGTTGGGACATGAGCATTGACGATGATGATCCAATGCTTAACTGGTGGAAAGAAACAGCTTACGAGCGCGGATTGACACAAAACGAGTTTCAAGAAGGCATTAACAAGTATTTTGAAATGAATTTTGGCGCTTTGCCAGACAGAAGTGCTGAACTACAAGCCCTTGGCGAGAATGCTCAAGCCCGTATTGATCGTGTGGATATGTGGCTAAACAAGAATCTAAGCGAAAATGAATACAACGCAATTGCAGATTTTGCGGTGACTGCT